CAATCCTGGAGACCTATTAGATAATGCCCACAAGTATTCATCTAAAGAAGTAGCGGTATATATTGCATTAGCGTCTAGACGTAAGCTCGCTGATTATATCGCTTTTGGTAGAAAAACTTTGAGTGTACGTCACGCTCCCAAACTAACAGAAGCTATACACACTAACAGACTACTTCAAATAGAAGATGGACAATTAATCTTTTTATATGAAGAAGCCCACCGGAGAAATTAACAATGGCACTATCTTTCAACAAACAAACTGGCGGAGCACAGAAAAGCTCTAACAATTCTTACAAATACGTAGACGGAGACAACAAAGTTCGAGTAGTTGGCGATATTCTTGCTCGATACGTTTACTGGATTAAAGGTGAGAACGACAAAAACCTACCCTTAGAATGTCTATCATTTGACCGAGATGCAGAAGCATTTACTAACAAAGAGAAAGACTGGGTTCGTGAGTATTACCCAGATCTTAAATGTGGTTGGTCATATGCTACTCAATGTATTGACCCTAAAGACGGTCAGGTTAAAGTATTAAACCTAAAGAAAAAATTATGGGAACAAGTAATTACAGCAGCAGAAGATTTAGGCGATCCTACTGATGTAGAAACTGGTTGGGATATTTGCTTTAAGCGAGTTAAGACCGGGCCTCTTGCGTACAATGTAGAGTACCAACTACAAGCTCTTAAATGTAAACCTCGCGCTCTAGATGCAGAAGAGTTAGAAGCTATTAAAGATCTAAAATCTATGGATCTAGTAATGTCTCGACCTACTCCTGATGCTCAGAAAGAGCTTATTGATCGCATCCGTAAAGGTAGTGATGATAATGTGGATGAGTCTCTAGAAGATGAGTTTAACGTAGGATGATCCTATTTACAGCAGACTGGCATATTAAACTGGGGCAAAAAAATGTTCCAGTTGACTGGGCAAAGAACAGATATAAGCTGTTCTTTGAACAGGTTCATGAGCTGGAAAAAGATTGTAACATGCACATCATTGGAGGCGACTTATTTGATAGGTTGCCTACAATGGAAGAGCTAGAGTTATATTTTTTATTTATTAGGAATATACAGGTACCTACCATAATATATGATGGTAATCATGAAGCCACCAAAAAGCATAAGACTTTCTTTACCAACTTGAAAAAAGCATCAAAAGATATAAACCCTTTAGTAACAGTGATAGATATATCCTATATAGATGAAGATCTAGGATTCGGTATACTTCCTTATGCAGACTTGCATCGTAAAGGTATTATTGATCATTTTGATGCGTCAATGCCCTTGTTTACTCATGTACGAGGAGAGATCCCTCCACATGTTAAACCAGAGGTTGACTTAGATATGTTTGAAGACTTTCCTGTAGTGTTTGCAGGTGATTTACATTCTCACAGTAACACACAAAGAAACATTGTATATCCTGGCAGTCCTATGACTACTTCGTTTCATAGAAATAAAGTAGAAACTGGCTACCTACTAATCTCGGAAGAAACATGGGATTGGTTATGGTACCCATTTAAGCTGCCACAACTATTAAGAAAGACAGTATCAAGTACAGAAGAAATGGTATCTACTACGTACGACCATACTATCTATGAGGTAGAAGGGGACATCCAAGACTTGGCAAATGTAGAAGATTCATCGCTGCTAGACAAGAAAGTAGTAAAACGAAGTACAGAAACTAGCCTAGTTATGGATAAAGATATGACCATAGAGCAGGAATTAGTAGAATATCTAACATATATCTTAGAGATACCCGAAGAAAAAATACCAGACATAATAGGAACCTACAATGATTACTCTCAAAAAGCTCAACTGGGATAACTGCTTTAGCTACGGAGCAGGCAATGAGTTGATTCTCAACGCTAACACTGTAACGCAGATCATTGGTACTAACGGGATGGGGAAATCCTCCATCCCGTTAATTATAGAGGAAGCGTTATATAACAAAAACTCTAAAGGTATCAAAAAAGCAGATATACCAAATAGATATGTAAATGATGGATATAGTATTTCATTAGAGTTTTCAAAAGGCTCAGATGAATACCGTATCTCCGTAAAAAGAAAAGGATCAATAAAAGTAACACTAGAAGAGAATGGGGAAGATATATCAAGTCATACTGCTACTAATACCTATAAAACTCTTCAAGGGATTATAGGGGTTGACTTTAAAACCTTCTCCCAATTAGTTTATCAAAATACAAATGCTAGTCTGCAGTTTCTTACTGCTACAGACGCTAATAGAAAGAAATTTTTAATTGACTTATTACACCTTGAGGAATACGTAGAATTATTTGATATATTTAAAGATGCAGCTAAAGAGTCTAGCTCTTTAATTACTTCGGTTCAAGCAAAAATTAGTACAATAGAAAAGTGGTTATCAGATAATAAATTAAAAGATACCAACATACTTCCAACAATAAATATTGAAATTAATACGGAAAAAGACGAAAAGCAATTAAGTACTTTATTAGTAGAAATTGAAAATATTTCGGAAAATAATAAAAAAATTGCAAAAAATAATGGACTCGTAGATATACTGAAAGGGTTGGATTTGCAAAAAGCAGAGTTAGATAGTCCAGGAGAACTAATCTCTAATGAAAAGGAAAGAGAAGCTCTGTTTGCTGCTAAAGCCAGAAAAGATAATGCAATAAGAACACTAAAGAAAATAGTTGAGTTGGGCAATACTTGTCATGTATGTAATCAAGACATAGACAAAGAGTTCAAACATAATACTGCGGAAGTTGAAATCAAAATACGAGACGAAGCAAAAGCAGATATAGAACGACTAGAAAAAGAAGTTAATGATATTGGTCGTCATAATATGAAGGTAAAAAGGTTTGAAAAGATAGAAAAAGATTGGACTGATACTTTTAGGTCTATAGATAGAGGGCTTCCTACCAGGCTTCAGAACGAGGACGAACTAAGGGAGCAGGCTGAGCTGCTTAGTACAGAAATAAAAGCCAAGCGCAAAGAAATACAGCTACTAACAGACCAAAATACAGAGATAACTAAAAGAAACACCAGGATACAGGTCATACAAGAGCAAACACAAGAGTTTATAACTCAATTAGGTGAAGCTACAAAAACTCTCAATCAACACGCACAACTAGATGCAAATCTAGAGGTACTAAAAAAGTCTTTTAGCACGAACGGACTACTTGCCTACAAAATAGAAAATCTAGTCGTGGAGTTGGAAGATGTAGCAAACACTTATCTTGCGGAGCTGTCTGATGGTAGGTTTACTCTAGGGTTTAATGTAGAGAAAGATAAGTTAAATGTAGAAATTACAGATAATGGCAACGTAGTAGATATACTAGCATTATCTTCGGGGGAGTTAGCAAGAGTAAATACTGCCACCCTTATAGCAATAAGAAAGTTAATGAGTAGTATTTCAAAGTCTAAAATCAATATATTATTTTTAGATGAAGTTATCAATGTATTGGATGAAGTCGGTAGAGAAAAAATGGTAGAGCTTCTCATTAAAGAAGATGAACTGAACACTTATATAGTATCACATGGATGGACACACCCACTCTTAGATAAGATAGAAGTTGTCAAAGACGGAAACGTGAGTAAACTAGAATGGTAGATTCAAGAGCAAAAGGTGCTAGAGGTGAGTACATAGTAAGAGATATGCTTCGTGAAGCTACAGGTCTTCAGTTCGAGAGAGTACCCGCTTCGGGTGCTCTTGAATACTTAAAAGGAGACTTGTATGTTCCTAGAGAAGCCAATAAGTATTGTATCGAAGTAAAAAACTATGCTGATTCTCCTTTAACAGACAAATTATTTACACAACAAAAAACAAATAACCTTATAAGGTGGTGGAAAAAAGTAGTTCAACAAGCAAAAGGCGGTGATCAAGAGCCTATGCTGTTCTTTAAATACAACAGGTCAAAGGTATTTGTTGTAGTGGACGAAAAACCAAAAAGCACTAAATATATCTATATTAACTGGTTAAATTGCTACGTTATGCTAGCAGAGGAGTGGTTAAAGCAAGAAGAGGTGCACTTCGTACATGAGACGACAATTACTAAGAAATAACTTTTCTATGTTAAACAGAAGGAAAACACAAATGGCTTTTAGCTTTTTAAAACAATTTGAAAAAGATGCGGGGTCAACGCTAGTAGTAGATGCGTTAAACCTTGCATTTAGGTGGAAACACCAAGGTAGAACAGATTTTGCACAGGACTACGTTGGAACAGTACAGTCTCTAGCACAATCTTATAACTGTGAGAAGATCATAATCACAGCAGACCAAGGCTCTTCTTCTTATCGTAAGAATCTAGACCCTGGCTATAAACAAAATCGTAAAGATAAGTATGCAGAGCAAACAGAAGAAGAAGCAGAGGCTTTTCGTGAGTTCTTTCAAGAATACGAAAAAACTTTAGCTGCTTTGGAGAATCAATACCCTGTACTTCGCTATGAAGGTGTAGAGGCTGATGATATTGCTGCTCATTTAGTAAAATTTAAAGGACACTATGGATTGGACAAAATTTGGTTAGTTTCTAGTGATCGAGATTGGGATTTGTTGATTGATGATAAAGTGTCTAGGTTCTCTTATGTTACACGAAAAGAAGTAACAAAAGATAATTGGTCAGACCACTATGATGTTTCGAGAGATGAGTATATTTCTTTGAAGTGTCTAACAGGGGATAAAGGCGATAACGTTCCTGGCATCCCTGGAGTAGGCCCTAAACGTGCTCAAGGGCTTATTGAACAATTTGGTAGTGCAATGGATGTTTATGATGCCACACCTATAAGTGGGGCATACAAGTATATTCAAGCTGTAAATGAGCACGCAGAACAGATACTAAAGAACTATGAACTAATGGATTTAATTACATATTGCGATGAAGCAATAGGGGTCGATAATATAAACGACATCGAGGAGAAGTTACTTGTTAAAAATTGATTATAACAGAGATAACTATCTGTCAGAGTTCAGTATCAAAACTCTAGAAGATAGGTATTTACTAGAGGGCGAAAAGTCCCCTCAAGATGCGTTTGCTAGAGCAGCCCAAGCATTTGCGGATGACGAAGCTCATGCACAGCGTTTGTATGACTATGCAAGTAAACTATGGTTTATGTTCTCAACTCCTATTCTCAGCAATGGTGGTAGTGACCGAGGCTTGCCAATTAGTTGTTTTTTAAACTATGTTGAAGATAGCCGTACTGGTATTACTAGCCACTATACAGAGAACGCTTTCTTAAGCTCTGTAGGCGGAGGTATTGGAGGCTGTTGGAATAGTATTCGTAGCGTAGGATCTAAAACCGCTGCGGGGTCAGAGAGTACTGGAGTAATCCCATTCATTAAAGTAGTTGACGCAGAGATGCTTGCATTTTCTCAAGGCGTTACAAGACGAGGCAGTTATGCAGGTTATTTGGAAATTAATCACCCAGAGATTGAAGAGTTTTTGGATATTCGTAAGCCTACTGGAGGCGATATTAATAGAAAATCTACTAATGTTCACCATGGTGTTGTGGTTGGCGATGACTTTATGAGCTTGATCGAGCAAGCCACACTTATCGAAGGTTTTGATGATTCGTGGGACTTGATCGACCCTCATACTGGTGTAGTAAAGAAAACTGTTTCGGCTAAGACACTTTGGGTAAAACTTATCCAGAATCGTGTTGAAACTGGTGAGCCTTATATTATGTTTCGTGATACAGTACAAAATGCATTGCCGCAGTTTCAAAAGGACTTAGGTTTAAAAGTTCATCACTCTAATCTATGTTCTGAAATTACACTTGCGACAAGTGATGATCGTACTGCAGTTTGTTGCCTATCAAGCGTCAACTTGGAAGAGTATGATGAGTGGTGTGACAATGATCAGTTTATTCCTGATTTAGTACGAATGTTAGATAATGTACTTGAGTACTTTATCGAAAATGCCCCCCCTGAATTATGGAGAGCAGTAAATAGTGCAAAAAATGAAAGAAGTATTGGTTTAGGTGCTATGGGATTCCATGCGTACTTACAGCGACAGGACATTCCTTTCGAAAGTATGTGGGCTACAAGTACAAACCATAAGATGTTTAAAAGAATAAAATCGGAGGCAACTCGTGCGACACAACAACTTGCAGCAGAAAGAGGAGAATGTCCTGATGGCATTGGCTCAGGAGTACGTAATACCCATCTTCTTGCCGTTGCTCCTAATGCCAGTAGTAGTATTATTTGCGGTAATACTTCTCCTAGTATTGAGCCTTATCGGGCTAACGCCTTTACTCAAAAAACTAAGTCAGGCTCTAGTCTACTTAAAAACGAGTATTTGGAACATGCTCTACAAGAAATAGAAATGGACACCGATGAAGTATGGTCTAGCATTATGACAAGTGGCGGAAGTGTACAGCATTTAGAGTTTCTTGATGAACATACAAAAGAAGTATTTAGAACAGGTGTTGAGATTGATCAGAAATGGGTTATTCAACACGCAGCAGACAGACAGCAGTATATATGTCAAAGTCAGTCTCTAAATGTGTTTTTCCCCGCAAACGTGTCAAAACAAGAACTTCATGCAATACACATGAGTGCTTGGAAAAAGAAAGTAAAAACTCTATACTATCTACGAAGCGAAGCGATGAAACGTGCTGAGAATGTATCAGATGAAGCATTAAGACAGTATGTATTAGATAGTGTTGATGAAAACGAATGTTTAGCGTGTGAGGGTTAAGATGAAATTATTAAAATTTAGCGCAGATTGGTGTCAACCCTGTAAAGCTCTGGCGGCTACAATGGAGAGTATAGACTTACCAGTACCACTTGAAGAAATGAATATAGATGAGTATCAAGTACTTGCACGAACCTATGGAGTTCGTGGAGTACCAACAGTAATTTTAGTAGATGCAACTGGAAAAGCCATGAAACGCTTTTCTGGCGCAAAAAGTAAAGGCGAAATAGAAGCCTGGTTAGGAGATGTATACGAGTGAGTTTACTAGATGAAAGAGAATATTATAAACCTTTTAATTACCCTTGGGCTTTTGAGCATTACAAGTCTCAACAGCATATGCATTGGTTGCCTGATGAAGTCAACCTTGCTGATGATTTAAAAGACTTTAGAGAGAAGTTGAGTCCTGGCAATAAAGTATTGCTTTCTCAGATCTTTCGCTTTTTTACCCAAGCGGATGTTGATGTATGTTGTGGGTATGCTAAGCACTATCTACCAACATTTAAACAACCAGAAGTACGAATGATGTTAAGTGCGTTTGCTGCAATGGAAGCAGTACACCAAGAAGCATATTCTTTGTTACTAGAAACTCTTGGGTTTCCAGAAGAGGAATATAAAGAGTTCATGAAGCACAAAGCTATGATGGATAAGCATGAACATCTTAGTGATTTTGGAATGGACACCAAAATGGATATAGCTAAAACTATGGCTATTTACTCAGGCTTTACTGAAGGAGTACAATTATTTAGTAGTTTTGCTATCTTGTTAAACTTTCCTCGTCATAACTTGATGAAAGGCATGGGGCAAATTGTTACTTGGTCTATTCGTGATGAAAGTTTGCACGTAGAGGGAATGAGTAAGCTATTTCGCACTTTTATCCAAGAGAACCCAAAATTATGGAATGATGACTTAAAGTATGAGATTTACTGTGCTGCAGAACGAACAGTAGAACTAGAAGATGCTTTTATTGATCTATGTTTTGAAGGTGCAGATGTACCAGACTTAACTCCAGAAGAAGTAAAAGAGTATATTCGCTATATCGCAGATAGACGACTACTAGGTCTAGGAATGAAGAAGATTTTTGGTAGTAATGATAATCCTCTTCCTTGGTTAGACTATATGTTAAATGCGGTAGAGCATGCTAACTTCTTCGAGAATAGAGCTACAGAGTATTCAAGAGCAAGTACAACAGGAAACTGGCAAGATATATTTAAGTAAACAAAAGGGGCGATAAGCCCCTTTTTTATTAGTGTAAGTCTACCCATCCGCCATTGGCATAAACCTTTAGCTTATGATCATCAGTATCGTAGTACACTTGACCATTTGCAGGAGAGCTAGGAGCAGCAGACTGTGCAGGGAACTGGACACCTCCATTATTAGGCTGCGTTACTAGATCACCTGTTTGCTGTGACCCGCCTACAACTTTACTATATTTTAACGCACCGTCTTCTGTACCGTCACTAGCATCCGATATTTCTACGGATAGGCTATCGTATACAAT